GTGTAAGAACATTAACAGTTGTAACCTGTTTACCATTCATTTCTGCCAGTGCCTGTTCTTTCATTTGTTTATAAAGTTTATTTTGTTCAGAAGTTAAAGCTATCTGTCTTTTTATAAAAATTTTATCAGGTAAATCCAAACAGTCCTCTTTTAAAACACGATAAGAAAAAGATTTTAATGTTTCTGCAAGTTCAGGTAGATTTTTAAAACCTGCAACAAGACTAATGGTTCTTCCTCCAATATATGCATCTTTCATTTCAGCATATCTATTACGAAATGCATAGTATGATGAAAAATCGAGTAAATAAGAATCTAGAAATTCACATTGAGAATATAGATCCAAAGGATTTTTAGTTACCGGAGATCCAGTAAGGATTCTTCGATACATAGACAATTTTGACAATTCAATAATATTTCTTGTTCTTTTAGCTTTAGGATTTTTAATAGTAGTAGATTCATCTATAACCATCATAGGTCGATGTGCACGCAAGAATTTAGCCGCAAATATTTTACCTTTATCTGTACTTAAAGCCTCAACATTCATAATTAAAATATGAAGATCTTCTCCAGACTCAAATAAGGTATCTAATTTATCTTGTTGTTTTTGATTTATATTAGCTTGCCATAACACAATTTTTTCAGAAACATGGAGAGGTAAATGGCTAGGTAATTCTTGACTATACCAGGTCCCAATTACACCTTTTGGAGCTATAATTAATGCTCCATCAACTTTTCCTTTGTCATAGAGCATGGCTAAATTATCAATAAGTACCTTGGTTTTTCCAGTACCCATTTCCATAAAATAAGCAAACGTTTCCTTGTTCCAGGAGTTTTCCAATGCAGTTATTTGATGCCTATAAGGCTTCGTTTTAAATTTATAATCCATAACTTTCTGTGCCATCCCTCCACCCAATTCTTCTTTATTCTTTCTATTGACTTACTTTATATTCCATTTATATTAAAGTCAATAGAAAGTATTACTAATGACAAAATACGAGGACTTACGAAACAAAGATGCATCGAAAGTCTATGTTATACAAGAAATTTCTGGCACTCGCCAGGGAAATCCTAAAATTAATATTATAGGTGCATCCAAATATGGCGATTTTGTGTTCTGTCTTCCAGAAATGGCACAGATAATATTTTCTCCTGGTCCTTTAATTTTTAAACTTAGAAAAGCTCTAAAAGATTATAAAGAAAGAGATTATTTATTGCTTACTGGTGATCCTGCAATTATAGGGGTTGCATGTGCACTTGTTTCCAATATGACTAATGGTAAATATAAAGTATTAAAATGGGATAAACAAGAAAGAAGATATTATCCAATAGAGATAAATTTACATGAAACAGGAAAAACAGAATATTAAAAATATTCCTATACTATACTTGACAAGTATGTATTAAGTTTATATATTTTAAATAATGAAGAAAGCTAGAAAAACTAAAAAGAAAAAAAATAAATGGAGAGATATAATGGGTGCTGTTGTTCTTAACAAAGTAAATGGCCTCATGTCCGTGCATTTTTATCCTAACAAAACTATGAGAATTAAAAAAGGAGAAAAACTTTATTTGAAGGGTGAAAGTTATGTACGAGCTTTATCTCCTGATAGATTTTTTGAAAGTTCTATTTATAGAGTGCCTATTACAGAAGCCTATAATTTAGGAAAATTTAAGAGTACACAAGCATATTTAGAAAGTAAAAAGAAATGAGTAAAAAAAAAACAAAATGTATGCCACGATCAAAGTATAATTCTATAGATAATAGATTTTTAGATCTTAGATTTAATTTAGTTGAAAGTGCTTTATGTAGTTACAAGCCAAAAAAAATGGGTGTGTTAGGGGCTACAACTTTTAAAATAGGTAAAGGTATAGAGGATTTGAATAATTATGACCCAAATAAAACTTATTTAGGCGCAGCTTCTCTTATAATAAATCAAAATTATAGAGGTAAAGAGTATTTCTATAAAGTAGCCTTACAAGAAATAACTAAAGAGGATGCATACAAATGATTAATTTTGAAGAAGACCAAGAAGAAGTTTTAGATAAAACTAAAAACATAAAATCATTAGCTGATGAAGTTAAAAAATTAAAATCTTTAGAAGATCAAATTAAATCTGATGAAGAATCTTTAAAAGAAAAGAAAAAAGAATTAGAACTAATTTCAGGAGAAATCATTCCAACACTACTAAGTGAAATGGGATTATCTTCTCTTAAACTTGCAGATGGATCTGCAGTTGATGTGAAACCGTATTATGCGGCGAATATCTCGGCACTAAACCGGGATGCGGCGTATGGTTGGCTTCGTTCCAATGGCCTAGGTGATATTATTAAAAATGATATTACCGTTTCCTTTGGACGGAACGAAGATAACAAGGCGGCACAATATGCTAACCTTGCGAGGGGTCAGGGGTTTCAACCGACACAAAAGTTGAAGGTTGAGCCCATGACTCTGAAAGCGCTAGTCCGTGAGCGTATCGAGGCAGGTAAAACCATGCCAATGGACATATTTAACGTGTTCGTAGGAAACCGAACCAAAATAACAAGGAAACAATAACTATGAACCAAGAAACAAGCATAGCGAAAAAAAATGCAGGTGCACTGGCTACAAATCTTTTTGAAGCTGATGCAAATGCTGGCTCTCAGAATATGACGCAAGAAGATCTTGCGTTACCTTTTTTGAAAGTCTTAGGACAATTATCTCCAGAAGTTAATAAACATGATGCCAAGTTTATTAGCGGAGCAGAACCTGGAATGATTGTAAATAGTGTGACCAAAGAACTTCATAATGGAACAAAAGGTATAAATATTATACCTGTCCACTATGAACGACAGTATGTCGAATGGCGAGACAGAGGTCAAAGTGGAAATGCTCCCGTAGCAATACATAAAGCAGATAGTGATATCGTGGGTACAACTACCCGTGATAAGTCTTGGAAAGATAGATTACCAAATGGTAATTATCTGGAAAATACTGCAAATCACTTTGTGATTCTTATGGGTACAACTCCATCAACAGCGTTGATATCTATGAAGGCTACTCAATTAAAGATTAGCCGTAAATGGAACTCAATGATGATGGGGATAAAAATGCAGGGTAAAAATGGTTTATTTACTCCACCAACATATAGCCACATTTATAATTTAAAAACTGTTCAAATGTCTAATGACAAAGGAACATGGTTTGGATGGGATGTGTCTAAAGTTGGGCCAGTTTCAGATAAAAATGTTTATCAAATTGCTAAAAACTTTGCTGAAAAAAATGTCAAAGGTTTAGTCAACGTTAAACATGGAACTGACGAATCCAAAGACGCACCATTTTAACAATTTCCTTCTAGGAGGAATATAGGGGCGGTGGCGCTAGCGTTAAACCGCCCCGTTAGAAAGATTATGACAGAACAGTTTATTAATATATTCACAGGCTTACAAAGAGCGCATGGTGTCACCTATGTAACAACAAAAGGAGCTGATGGAGAAAAGATTAAAGGTAAATCTTTTATCAAGCGTGAACCAGTCACCAAAGAACTTTGGGACAATCATTTGAATGGAACTGAACCAAGTTTAGGTATTATTCCAATCAATGAAGAAAATAAATGTAAATGGGGATGCATCGATATTGATAGTTATGCAGAATTTGATCATAAGAAATTAATTAATAAAATTAAATTATTAAATCTTCCATTAATAGTTTTTAGATCTAAAAGTGGTGGAGCACACATAATTTTACATACTACAGTATTTGTTGAGGCAAAATTACTGAGAGATAAACTTTTATCAGTTAGTGCTGTACTAGGGTATGGTGGATCAGAAGTTTTTCCAAAACAGATCGAATTAAAATCGAAAGACGATACAGGAAATTTTCTTAATTTACCCTATTTTAATTGCAAAAATACAATGAGGTACGCTTTTAAAGAGGACAGTACAGCTGCTTCTCTGGAAGAGTTTTTTGAATTATATGAAAAAAATAAAATTACTCCTGAACAATTAGAAAAACTAGAAATTAAGAGACCTCAATCAGAATTTAATGATGGACCACCATGTTTAGAATCTTTAACTCAATCTAAATTAGATGATGGTCGTGATAGAGTTTTATATCAATATATTCAATATGCTAAAAGAAAATGGCCAGCTGATTGGGATAAAAAAATCAATCCTTTTAATTATAAATATTTTACAACTCCTTTGGATGATAAAACAATTCAAGATAAAATTAAATTTAATAGTAAAAAAGAACTAGGTTTTAAATGCAATGAAGAACCTATGTGTAGTCACTGTGATAAAAAATTATGTAGAACTAGAAAATTTGGTATTGGAGGAGAAACCGTTTTTCCTATTTTAAGTGATCTTCAAAAAATTTTATTAGATAAACCTTATTATTATGTCAATGTTGATGGTGAAAGAGTAAAGTTAGAAAATGCCACTACTCTTTATGATCAACGATTATTTCAAATTTCAGTTTTAGAACAAGCTGATAAAATACTTCCAAGCATTTCAAAAAAAGAATACAAAAAATATGTTCAAACTCTTTTAGACGGTAAAGAAACAATTGATCCACCAGCAGGATCATCCAAGATAGATCAATTAGGAGAGCATCTTGAAGAATTTTGTACGAATCGTAGTTCTGATACTACGGTTAAAGAAGATATTGTAAGAGGCAATGTTTATACTAACCAAGGAAAACATTATTTTATATTCAGTAAATTTTATCATGGATTTTTACAAAAAAGAAAATGGGATGAAAAGTCTCAAGTTACACAACAAATGTTAAAAGAACACTTCAATTTTAAAGATGAAAGATGGACTATAAGTAAAAAGAAAATAACAGTCATGTCTATAAAATCTTTTGAAAAAATACCTGATAATTATAAACCAAAACAATTTAAACCAAAGGATCCATATTAATTATGACATTTAACAGTGATCCTTATTATTATCATACTTATGTAGAATTTAATTTAGTCACAGAAACTCCAAAAGCATATTTATTAGATATAAAGGGCACAAGTGTATGGATACCTAAAAAAATTTGTAAAGGTTTTACTGGCTCTTCTGCTTATATTCATGAAGAAATATTTAATAAAAATATGAAACAAGCTAAACAAAAAAATTATGGACAATATGAAAATTTTAAAAAACCAACGGTTTTTAAAGATATTCCAATACACTTTGATGCAAAACAATTAAAACTACTAATTTCATTATGCCACCCTGATAAACATAAAAATAGTGAAAACGCTAATTTAATTACTAAATTATTACTGGAGAAAAGAAAAAAATGAAAACCATAGTATTGGGCCCACCAGGAACCGGAAAAACAGAAACCCTGTTGGAAAAAGTAGAAGATCATTTAAAAGAAACAGACCCTAATAAAATTGGATTTTTTGCTTTTACTCAAAAAGCTGCATACGAAGCAAGAGACAGAGCAATGAAAAAATTTGATTATACGGAAGATGACCTACCCTATTTTAGAACACTACATTCATTAGCTTTCAGAAGATTAGGAATTAAAAAAGAAAACGTAATGCAAAAAAGGCATTATCAAGATTTTGGTAAAAAAATAGATTTTGACGTTGATTATTTAGAATACGATGATGAAGAAGGAGGTGTTTTCACCACTAAAAGTGATTATCTCAGAATTATTCAATTAGCTAAATTAAGAAATATATCAATTGCTCAACAATATGATTTACAGGAGCATACCCAAGATGTCGAGTTTGATAAATTAAAAATTATAGCAAATGAACTAGAGTCTTATAAAAAACAATATGGACTCATTGATTTTAACGATATGATTTTAGATTTCGTAAAATCAGATGCATCACCTGCGTTCGATGTTGTCTTCATAGACGAGGCACAAGATTTATCTTTGATGCAATGGGATATGACAAAAAGCATTTGGAATAAAACAGATGATTCTTATATTGCAGGCGATGACGATCAAGCAATATTCAGATGGGCTGGTGCTGATGTTGACAGTTTTATAGCTCAGGATGGAAAATTTATAAGACTTATGCAATCTCATAGAATTCCAAAAAAGGTTCATGATATTGCAATGAAAATAGTAAGTAGAATTTCTAAACGATTACCAAAAGATTGGAAACCAAAAACAGTACAAGGCTCTCTGACAAGATATTCTAATTTTGAAAATGTAGATATATCAAAAGGAGAATGGATAGTGTTGGCTAGAACTAGATTCATGTTAAATGAACTAGAAGATATCCTTTATCAAAAAGGACTTTACTATAAAAACAAATTTAAAAAATCTTACGAAGAAGATTTATACAATGCTATTACTAATTGGGAACAATGGAGAAAAGGATCTGTTATGAATCCCGATCAAATTAAGCAGATTTACAATTATATGAGCCCAAAACACGCTGATAAAACCCAGCTTTTATTAATGAATAAAGATGCCCATTATTCTTTAGACGATTGCAAAGAAAAATTTGGACTTCGGACCAACAGCGTATGGTATGAATCTTTGGATGATGCTCCGTGGAGAAAAGTGGAATATATCAGAAAAATGAGAAGTAATGGAGAACAACTAAATAAAACGCCAAGAATTTTATTATCAACTATCCATGGTGTCAAGGGTGGAGAAGCACAAAATGTAGTTTTATTAACAGATTTAAGTTTAAATACGCAAAAAGGATACGATAGAAATCCAGATGATGAGAATAGATTATTCTATGTCGGTGCAACACGGACCAAGGAACATCTACATATTATAGAGCCGAAAGATTTTTATAAGAGTTATCAGATATGAGAAATATCACAGCAATAACCATTATCTGTTTGTATACTTTTGTATTTTGTTTAATTTTACTAGGAACTGCATGAGCACATACGATAAACAAATCGGAGGAACCCATTATAAAAAGATGAAAATTCAACCAAGCAAATTTGTGATTGAGAACAAGTTGCTCTTTCCTGAAGGAAATGTTATTAAATATATTTGCAGGCATCCATATAAAGGAGGAAAGGAAGATTTGGAAAAAGCTAAACATTTTATAGATATGATTATTGAAAGAGATTATTCATGATACAACAGCCGCTTTTCAAGCCTCAAACCGAATGGCTTCCTCCTGAAGAATTTCCAGATCTATTAGGATATGATGAAATAGCAATCGATTTAGAAACCAAAGACACTGATCTGGTGAAGATGGGATCAGGTTCAATTACAGGTAATGGAAGAATT